CTTAAATGTATATATAGTTGTTTTTTTACAACATAATATATTTATTTTCAGAATTATCTTGACAGAGACACCTAAAATGACTATAATTGTACTATCACTTAAAGTGATTATCACTTATAAATAAATAAACACCTAAGTGATCACTATAGTGAGTAGTAAAAGAATAATGAAAGGTTAGTTTCTTGTACAAAGATCTTTTTAAAATAAGACTTCCTCGTGAAGTTCTTTCTGATAATGAAAAAACCCCCAAACAATCACCTTTAAATTTAAAAGAATCACAGATAGTAGAACCTTCTGTAAAAAAGAAAAGTGTACAGTATACTTACTCTAGCTCTAAACCAGAAACGGACTAACCTGTATTATTGTTTTTTTAGTATGGTATTGACTTTTATGAAAAAATCAGTAAAACTAAAGCCTTTAGCACCAGAGCGTGTGCTAGAAACATTTTATGCTGCTATTTATCGTAATTCATTAGGAAAAATACACCTACCTCATAGTGATGTATTTTATGCTAGAGTAGCAATTGAAGCTAAAACAGGGATTCGCCTGACATTAGCTGATACAGAAAAAATATTACAAGAGGAAGGATTAATATAATGGCTAAATTTGGGAGTAAAAAGTATATGCTTCTTAACAGGGAGTATGATGGCTTAACACCTACTGCAAAAAGAGCAGAAAGAATGTTAGGAGAGAAGAGTAAATTTTATGACGTATTTGTTGGCAGAGGTATGAAAGGTTTAGCTGAAGGTGGTCTTATGATGGACA